GTGTGAGAACATTGCCGAGGAGATAAACTTGTTGCATGACTTCGCTGACATTCTTCCAGACAACATCCTTGCACTGGCAAAGACAGTCATCGACACGACGCCGCATCCACAACAGTTGCGCGACGACCCCGAGAAACGTAAGGCGGTTAACGTGCAGACAACTGCACTGCTTGCGTCCATCGACGAGATGCTCGAGTTCTGATTTGCACTCAACTCAGAACCCTAGTAAGATAGGCACACACGGGAGCCTTAATCCCGTGGGATTAAAAACTTGTTTACTTAAAGGAAATCATCATGCGTATTGCACACGTTACCCCCATCCTCGTTAAGCGTTACCTCAACGACAACACACGAGCCCGTACAACTTTCTTGCGTGGCCCATCGGGCATCGGCAAGTCCGAGGTTGTGTTCCAGACAAGCAAGCTATTGTCTGAACATGTATCCAACTGGCAGGGTGTAGTTGACCTACGTCTTGCACAGATGGAGCCCACTGACCTTCGCGGTATCCCGCACGTTGTCGATGGCCGCACACACTGGGCACGCCCTGACTTTCTGCCCGCAGATGGCGCGGGCATTCTGTTCCTCGACGAGATCACATCAGCACCGCCCTCAGTGCAGGCGGCCGCATACCAGTTGTGCCTGACGCCCGAGGACTTTGGCATCCCCGCAGAGTGGATGGTCATCGCCGCAGGTAATCGCAAGACCGACCGAGGCGTGACGTACAACCTAGCCGCACCACTACAGAACCGCATGTGCGACATCGACGTCAACACGACGATCGACGACTTCACAGCACACGCCATCACACGTGGCATTCGCCCAGAGATTCTGGCCTTGTTGCAAGATCGCCCTGACTTGTTGCACAAGTTCGAGCCCACTGGTGACATTCGTCCCTTCCCATCACCTCGCTCGTGGTTCGCCGTGTCGCACACACTGGAGCTTGACTTACCCGTGCAGGATCGCGTCGAGCTTATCAAGGGTGATGTTGGTGAAGAGGCGGCCATGATCTTCGAGACACACCTGCGTGTATGGGAGTCGATGCCACGTATCGAGGACATCCTGCAAGGCAAGGACGTGCCTGTGCCCAAGGAACTCAACGTACGCTATTGCGTCGCAATGGGATTGGCTACGCGCCTTGACGCTAACAACTTCGACAAGGCTTGGAAGTTCTTGTCTAAGATGCCCGGTGATGTACAGACACTCACGATTAAACTTGCACACAAACGTGACCGCACGATCACTAAGAGTTCAGCGTTTACTCAGTGGGCTATCGCTAATCAAGCCGCGTTTGCGATGAAATGATGGTTGACAAACGACCAGAGCTTCGATGGCAGAACACACCTGTGGGTGCTTGGACTGCCTACGTTGAGAAACGTTCGAAGGCTAGCTCACTCAAGCAGATGCACGTCAAGCATGCGTTTGCGTTCGTTCGCCCTGCCTACAATATATCTGGTCTACTTGACGCTGATCGTGGTTGGGTTGTGACACGCAACACGTTTGATGATGTGCAAGAGTTTGAGGATTTGACTACTGCTCGGGTGTTTGTTGAGTCTTTGTTTGCATTGGAATATAATTGACCTAATCCCACGGGATTAACTTGTTTACTTATTGGAGAAAATTATGACCACCTTATCTGATCGAATCGATCTTGCGTACAGCAAGCTCGGCCTTCGTGAATCATTCATTGCCGCTGTGATGACACGCGTCAAGCGTGAGATATCTGACAAGGTATCTACTGCAGGAACAAATGGCGCGTGGGTTCGCTTTAACCCTGCGTTCTGTGATCCTCTGACTGACGAGGAATTGTTTGGCCTTGTGCTACATGAGGCGGTACACGTTGTGCTAATGCACATGTGGCGTCGTGAGAGTCGTGATCCGAGTTTGTGGAACTACGCCAACGATGCGCTTATCAATGCGTACATACGTAGTCGTGGATGGCAACTGCCCAAGGGCGGCGTCAACGTAGGATGGGTGCGTGAGAGCATGTCCTCCGAAGAAGTCTACGCCAAGCTCAAAGAAAACCCACCACCGCCACAAGGCGGTAAGGGCTCAGGTGATGGTGATGGCGATGAGGAAAGCCAACCCAATGCAGGTGGCTTCGATGGCAAGGGTGATCTCGAGGATGCTCAAGATGATGCTACTCGTGTGGACATGGAGGCAACTATTGTAGCCGCAGCTCGTATGGCCAAGGAATGTGGTCAGGGCTCTAGCTTGATCGATCGTGTGCTTGACAACGTAGGCCAACCCCATGTGCGGTGGCAAGACGTGACTCGTTCCATGATGACTGAATCGTCTGCCGCTGACTACACGTACACACGCCCGTCTCGTCGCTTCATTGGCTCTGGCTTGTACTTGCCATCGCTTCGCACTGACTCACTCGGTGGCTTGGCTATTGGCTTTGATACATCGGGATCGATGGGCCCAAAGGAATGCAACCAGATTGCCGCTGAGATTCAGGCGATCGTTGACGACTTGCAACCATCATTCGTAGAAGTTATTTACTGCGACTACCACGTTACGCACATCGAGCGGTTCGAGCGTGATGACATGCTTGCCCTGCATCCCAAGGGCGGTGGCGGTACGCGCTTTCAGCCAGTGTTCGAGCACCTTGACAAATCAGACGAGCGTTACTGCGGCATGATTTTCTTCACTGACATGGAGGGCAACTTAGACGAATGCGCGGAGCCAACCTATCCTGTCATCTGGGCCGACATCGGCCATTCCCATCCACGTGAGCCCTTCGGCACACGGGTTACCGTAGCATTATGAGAACAACATGAACACATCCTTCAACAAAGAAAAAGACATTCAGTATCGCTTGACGCGTATCGAGACGAAACTCGTGCGAGGCTTTGAGGAACTGGGTGTCAACATCGACCAAGACCGAGAGTGGTTGTCCGTCGACGAAGAGAACCTTGTCGTGTACGTTTCCACACTGGGACGTTCACTAACTGTAGTACTAAGTGACATGGCACGTAACGGCGCTAAAAGCGTTGGCAAACACTACGACATCGTTAATCGCGGTGAAGTAGTTGGATCAATCTGTTTTAAACCAATTGTGTAAAGAGTACTATCATGAACCCAGAACCAATCATTCACCAAGGCATACCTGTTCGTTCAGTGTGCTTCCCCGTCATCCCTGCAGACGACAAACGTTTTGTCTGGACTGCCGGTGCAGATGTGCAGTCTGTATGGCGTCGCTTCGGGTGGAAACCCCTAGAAGAAACTTTGAAGGTGCCACAGCAATGATTAAATATCCGGGATATGAGGAAGCCGTTATCGGCCCTGCGTATGTACGTATAGACAAGCAAATGGTTAACGTACTTGTTTACGATGCTGAAAAGATCAGAGAAATTCTTAAAAAACGCGATGGCATGTCGCACGAAGAAGCACGTGAGCATATTGAGTTCAACATCGAAGGTGGCTACTTGGGCCCAGAAACACCCATACTTGTATGGTCAGAGGATATTTGGGATGAAGATGATGAAGAGTAATTTTGTAAACAATCACTTGGCCATTGGTAGCCAACAACCCGTACATAGATTACAACTTTGTAATAAATGTGAAGAAGTACGACCGCCGGAGGGCGGCGTGCAGATGAGCCCATCGAGGTGGATATGTGCGTCATGTTGGACGAACAGAGTAACTGGACGTAATCTTAAACAGGTAATTAGGAAGGATGAGAAAAATGATTGAGATGATCGAGAACGCAGACGATTTGCAGATTGGCGGATCGCACTACAAAGACATGCCCGTGCAACCGTGGAGTGTCATGGCCGCGGTGTTAACGCCTGAGGAGTTCCGTGGGTTTCTGAAAGGCAACATCATTAAATACTCCATGCGTGCCGGACGTAAAGATGGAAGCGATGACGGCAACAAAGCATTGCACTACATTCACAAGTTGTATGAAGTAGAAAATGCGCAAACGCAGCAAGTATAGACCTCGTAGCGTATTGGTTAACCCGATTGGGTATGTACTTGAGGGGATGACACCGGTAGCCAAGTACGATACCTATTTGGTTGATCTCAAGATCAAGAACCATTTAGCAATGTCAACCTTAACTAAAGGGTTGGCGACGCGTGCTGACATTGATACTTTGATTGCCACAGTAAACATCACTGAAGCTTTGTATCGATTGGGTTTTGGAAGAGAATATGCAGACGTAGTTAGCGAAGGGCTTGATGCATTACGTGATGTTGGTAGACGAGGTGTTGAGACGGGAAGGTTTATCCTAAAAGCATCTGAGATGAATGCGCTAAACCTTGTCATGGAATTGCATGACGCGCAGATGGACTTGATTACTGTAAAAGATATGGACAAAGCTGTTGAGCTTGTTCGTGAAGAGTTTCGTCAACGAAAAATGAGACCTATTGTGGAGGTAAGCAAATGAGAGCACGAATTAAAAGGCATTGGGAGTACGAAGACGGTTGGCTTGTTGAATCTCGCCGTTGGTACGACTTTAGGTGGGTTACTGAAAAGTATGTTGTCGGCGACGACGCAGAAAAAAGAGCACTGAAGTACGCCAGAGATTTACTAGACCCTATGATTATTGAGATAACAAAGGAAAAGCTATGAACGATTTAATTTACTTTCTAATTGCACCGATAACCGTTGCAGTACTTATCCTGCTGTACAAGATGAAGGCGACCGAGCGTGAATGGGTTAGCTTGACCAAAGAAGAGATTTACCACTTGTGGGATACCAACTCAGAAAAGTTTGGCAGTGTAGAAGACTTTGGTAGAGCCGTCGAGCGTGCTATACAGGAGAAGAATCCATGAATGAACCAGCATTCCCCAATGAAGGCTTTAATGGATGGGGTGAACCATTCCAAGGCATGACCTTGCGCGACTACTTTGCGGCTAAGGCTATGCAGGGATTACTCAAAAATGCTCTTACGGAAGAGTTCCATCTTATCGACAATGATTGGATGGCAGGCATCTCGATGGACGCATACTCTATGGCAGACGCCATGCTGAAGGCGAGGGAAGCATGAACAGAGAAGACATTATTCGCATGGCACGAGAGGCGGGAGAAGCTGAAGGCATGGCGGAGTTTGTGTTTCATCCTGTCATTGAACGCTTTGCTTCTCTTGTCGCTTCTGCCGAGCGTGAGGCGTGTGCGCAAATGTTAGAAGCGGCTTCAAAGACAGGAAAAATAATAAGTTGTACAAGTGCGGCTGAAGCCATCCGAGCAAGGGGACAAGCATGACTAAAGACGAAGCACTGAAGCAGGCGCTGGAAAGGTTTGAAAGTATGAACCACGAGGACTCCATGTTTGCTGGTGAGTTTGACGAAGAAATCGCCGCTATCAAAGAAGCCTTGGCACAGCCAGAGCAGGAG